CACCGCTTGAATTTGTCAACCAGTGTACGTACTTTTGAATAAGAGAATTACGTGGATTCTCTGGGTTTGGAACGAAGCGAATCAACGCTTTGTAAGTTCCGTCTTTACCATCGTCAGCGGTCGGCTTATAGATCTCGCTTACTGATGTTTGTTGGGGCTGATGCGTTTCAACGTCTTCTACGCCCAAGTTAAAAATGTCAAAATTTTCACTCATGATACCTTAAAATTGTTTAAAAATGTTTAATACTTGAAATTTACTTTCAGTCCTTATAATCGCAACTAAACAAATGTTTCACTTACTCGTTGATTAATGTCAAAATAGATGTGTTAGATTCTTGCCATCTACCGTCTTCTAGCTTAATCAGCCCAGATTTGTGCAGTAGACCTTCGCGCTCTTCATTCGTGAGCTGTCCCATACGCACCATTTTTATGAGAACGGTGTTTAGATGGTAAAAATCAACCGTGACTAAATTGTCATTTGTCATTGTGTCTGTAATCATTGTTAGTTACTTATTATATATCTCACTAGAGTTATGTTTCATGCCAACTGGCTATCTAATGAAATTTTTTTATTTAATTATGAAACAGTTTGGGGGAACGTGCATATAACTAAAGTCTTTAGGTCTAGAGGAAAGATTAGGCTGGGGGGTTGGACATATATGCCACTAAGAAGTAAGCATCGATAAGGTCATCTAAAGGCTTCGGGATCTTCTTCCCGATTTCCAAACCACTCACAATATTCCACAACGGGCTTTTAGCCAAGATGAGGTCTTCCGTCGAATTCTTTTGAAAAGCCTCAAACAACTGAAGCTTGTTCATATTACCTTTACCGGCATATTTCTTAATAGTGGTTGGAGCGACTGTGACCAAGTTTTCGGGCTTTAAGGTCTTTAACATCTTCAACTTGAGAATGGCGGCACCTGCGGCCATGTCTATCATATTATTAGTTCCCATCTTAGAACCATATGAAGTGCCCTCAAACCCAATTATAAAACCATCACCAACAAAAACTTCTTGTAAAATTAGATTGATAATGTCATCGGCCATTCGATCATATCTTTTGACCTTAGCTAATTCAACACTTGAATATTCTTCAGCCTCTCTATTAAAATCAGGTTGATCAACAAGTGTTACATCTTGAAGAAGTCCAAGTTCTTCCTGTAATTTTTGTTCAGCTTTAGTACCTGTTTTAGGTTTTATGTAACTGATGAAATGGTATCGTTTACTCTTATCATTGTAAACACATATACCGGGGGAATTTAGGGAAAAGTCTACCGAAACGTAGTTCATTTACATTCTTTTACCAAGACTAGCACCTAAGGCAGCGCCAACAAGTCTTGAAGTTAACAAATCATAAAAAATACCCTTTTGAATACCGAGAACTCTAGCGATCATCTTACCAACTGATTTACCAAGTGCAAAGCCTGTCAAACCACCTAAGATACTACCTAAAAGACCTTCGTTCGTCATCTCTTCATTTAAGCGATCCATATCAAAAGTACCGTCTTCATTACCATACTCAGCAATAAATTGATCGATAGCTTCATCTACTTGAGCCTCTAATTCTGGAGTCCATTCAGATTGTAGACCTTCTTTAAGCATACCCATATCCTGATCGGTCACTTTCTCTTCCAATAAGTATTTGTTAAATGTCTTCATAATGTATATATCATTGTAATTCTATTCTCAAGTCTAACTTATTATAGTAGAACGTGACTTCAAATGTTGAGAAGTCTGCGACGTTCTCTGCAAAGTTAAGTGAGAGTTCGTTTATTGAGTTCATAATTGGTTTTTGAAATTCCATATAGGCAACTGAAGCACCCTCTGCATCTAGAATTCTCAAAGTTAATGGATCCGTATATGGTCTAGTAGTCGATCTAGCATAATAATACAATAGAGTATCCATCATAATCCAATAGTTAATAAAACCATCGAGTAATTGCATAGTCACTGTAAACTGACGCTCAATCGTATTTTGAATAGGTTGAGTTCCTCTATGGTATCTAATAGATCCGTCATTATCTGCTTGCTGTACTGGATCAAAGCTAACTCCTGGAATATTAACGCCCTGAATTGAATAGTTGACAAAATCAATCGGTTCAGCGAGCATAGACCCTGGAACCTTGTCTAAATACTTTTTATATTTAGCGGCAACTTCTTCTGGAATAAACTTCCTAGGAAATCTAAAGTCAAATGAGTTATTTCTGCTATTTAAGATCATCTTATGCTAGTGTGAATTTTCCAGAAGTAATGTAAGTTTGATCAATGCCATTATCAAGACTAATATAGAACTTAGTGTTCTGCATGCCTCTAATTTTATTAGCATTAGCTTCATTAATCTTAAATAGAACTTCACCCTCGCCCATATCGATGTCTTTATTAGAAACGTGATTAAATGTTAATTTATTATCACCTTGTCCAAATGTTAAGATAACTCTTTCTGCATTTTCAAACGATACAAATTCAATATCACCATCCTTTTGTTTTGCAATCACAAATTTAAAATAAGCTGCAAATGGTGGAATCTTAATAGTCAAATCATTTTCATTTACAAAACCACTTGTTTCTACCTCAACGACATCTTGTGTCATTATGTTTTCATTTCCACTATCGAATGTTACGTTTGCAATACTTGCTACAACATTATGTCTTTCTAAAAATGCAGGTACATATTTAACACTACGTGGGACTGAGTCAGTAATAAGACTCTTAATCACTTTATTACCACTTAAGTTAGGTAGAATATTATAAACTTCAGTCAATTGGTTTGGACTGTTAATCTTTAAAGCCGCTAATTTTTTACCGTACTTTGCAGCTTGATTCACAGTTAAACTGGCTCTCTTAACTATTTGAGTGTTGTCAGTTTGATTGTAAATTCTCATAGTTACATCAATTGAGAAATTGACTGCTACGTTAGCATTTCTAATTACTGGTCTATAAATAATAGGCTCATTAAAATCTTCGTATTGAGTAAATGTCAATTCGTTAGTTTTAACTTCACTTGTACCTATTTGTTCAAAGACTGCAACATCAAAAATCACAACAATATCATCTGAGCTTGTTTGAATTCTGTTTAAAATATAACCTTCAAATGCACCAATAGAATTGTCTTTCTCACCGTAAATCATAAAGTAATCACCATCAGTGGCGTCTTCAACTATAACTGTAAAGTCTTGATATTCATCTTCACGTGAAACTGTAAAAGAGTTTTCTTCGCCGGTGTAGAAGTAATCAAATCCATTTAGGGTTTCAAGTCTATCGATCAATTTAAAGTTAATGCCGTAATTAGCAGATGGATCTAAATCACTTGAACCTATTGTACCATTACCATAGAATCTATCAGTAAACTCTTCATTTTGACCAACCAAAGATGGCACTTTAACCTCGATAAATTTACTCCATAAAGTCTCACCTAAAATAAATGGCTTTGGATTAGAGTATTCATAGTTACTAGTATTTAAGTAAGCTAATTGAGTTAAGTAGTTTTGAATGCCACTAGTTCTGCCTGCTGAAACCTCAAATAAGAAACCTTCATAGCCTCTTGCAGCGAACGAAAATCCACTTTTTAAGTGAAGTCTAACCGTATCATATAAAATATAATTTACATTCTGAGTTGCTTCAGTTTGGTAATTAATTAGATCGGCTTCATTACCACCGGTCCAATTAGGGTGATTATTAATGTAGTTAAACATTTCATAATAACCAGTAGAATCATAGCCTAAAAGTGCATACTTGGTTCTTTCTCCTGGGACTCTAACACCATGATAACGACCAATTGTTTGGTTAATATCATTACCTGTATTTTCATCCGGTGAAGCGAATAATGGATTAGCTCTAGTGTCAATAATAATCTTACCACCAATTAAACCAGGGTAAGAGTATTCAAGCGTACCATTTTGGCTTGGAATAAATTGACCAATTTGAGTGGCCGCTGAATAAGTGTAAATGCCCAAAGTTCCACTAATTGCAAATTGACTTGGATCTGCCAATGCACTTAGATCAAACTTATAAGTTTTACCATTTTGTAGAAGTAGTGTTCTTGCTGCAAAATTTTCAACAGCTAAATAACCTGCAGTCGAAGTAACATCAAAGTTAACAACATCACTGCCTAATTCATTAATTAAATGACGTTGAGAAAATGGATCACCATCAACTGTATCTAGAAACTTTACTTCACTACCATTATCATCTACTTCGATTTTATAAGCATCTGTGTTGCTTTGATCGTGGTAGATAAATTCGAGTAAAACATCCTCGTCTATCCTAAAAAATCTTGATGATTGTGCCATATTAGTATTTAGAATCTCAAGAACTTAGGTGACCAGTAAACTCCTATACCAATAGAAGGGCCAGTACTAATTACTTGATTATTGTTTAAGTTTATTCCATAACCTACGCCGATTCCAATAGACCAGCCGGCCTTTTTCTCGTTACGTTGGTTTAATTTAGTATTTATCAGGTTTATATTCTCTATGTTAGAGATATTCAAACCTGGATATGAAGTAGACAATTTAAGTCTATTAGCTCCATCAACTTCTTCAATGCCTGCAACTAATGAAAGTGTTTGATCAATATTAAATTGATTTAGTCCAGTAGTAAATAAGCCATTATCATAGTTAATAATAGAATAGCCAGTTAAATTTCTAGTGTTACCGTTTCCAAAATCATCAAACTTACTAAAATCTATTCTTGCAGAATTAGAGTCAATTTGAGTTACTTGAGCTGCCGCTAATAAACTATCTTTAATTGCAATATCAGCTGAAAGTAAAGCATTTGTTTTGTTTAGATCACTATTAAGATTAAGTACTCTACGGTATTTAGCTAGTACCTTTTTTTGATCTTCTTTTAAATTATCAATATCAAACTCGTAACTTCTAATAGTAGCTAACATATCACCATTGTCGTTCTTTAACACGGTGACACTGTCCTTAGATGCTAAATAATTATTAAAATTTCTATCAGCGTTTTCTTGAGCCAATTTTACATCAGATTTAAGATCTGAAATACGATCACACTGTCTTAAAAACAATAAAACAAAAAGAGCCCCTGCAATAAATACAATTGCATTCTTACTAAGTTTTATATTTTTAATTTTATCTAACATAATCTTTAATTTTAAATTATTATCCAGCAGGGCTTACTCCTCTATCGGTGTCACCAGTTCCGGTACCAGTTCCGCTACCAGAAATCGTTGCTACCACAAAGAAAGAATCTGTTTGTCCACCCCATGTAACAATAACTTCTTGTGTAAGAGTTGATATAGGGCTTGTCATTTGCCAAACATCAATAGTTCCCGTCCACGTTGTCATGCCAGTTTCCATATTAGTTGTACCCATTGTTGGGTTATTAACTTGCCATCCGTTAGGATCAATTAAACTAGGAGCTGTAGTAACAGATGGGGGAACTGGGCTCACACCTGATACAAGAATTTGATATGATACAGTTGCTGGGCTAGATGATGAAGTACCAAAAATCTCAACAGCAGTTAGATTTGTTGTATTACTAGTCATCGTAAATGTACTATTTGATGTAGTTGGAGTCGGCGTTGGAGGAACTGGCGTTGCAGTTGCAGTTGCCGTTGGAGGAACTGGAGTTGCCGTTGGATTTACTACAGCACCAGCCTGACTCACACTAATAGAATCTGTTGTTACGCCATCTGCATGTGTCACTGTTAGATTTGCACTTCTAGCTCCACCTGCATTATCTGCAATTTCAATATTCCAACTATCAGAAGTACCTTGTTGTGTAATCGTAATCCAACTAGAAGCTGGATTATTCCACGTATATACGGTGCCATCTGGTGATGTCGTTATTGTTCTTGTATATGTATAAGCCATTTTAGTTTTCTATTATATTTTTATCCTCACATTGGGCTATTAGCGGTTTTCTCCTTGTGTTAAAGTTCCATTTATAGATAATGTAACATTTGTATCATCTGAGTGTCTAATAACTAAAGGATCTAGCGTTATACTTACCGGAAACTCAGCGCCAGAATCTTGACTTTGGATAATCATAGAACCAACATGACCTCCTCCTACAAATAGACCATATGTAAAAGAAACACTAATACGATTATCCTTTGATACTAAAACTGGCACTGGTTGAGAAGCCCCAAACGAACCAGTCATTCTCCACGAAATGGTAGTTGTGCCTGTTCCTGGTCCTGATTCCCAATCACTTATAGTATAGCTGGTTTCTCCATTTTGAAATTCAATTGTATTTACTGACGCTGCAGTCGGTGTTGGAGTTGGAGTCGCTGTAGGCGTTGCAGTTGGCGTTGCAGTTGGCGTTGCAGTCGGTGTTGGAGTAGGCGTTACACCCGTGTTAGGTGAACCATCTGCGTTTGCATTAATATCTCCACCACTGATTGTAATAGAGTTTGGAGCCGCAGCACCACATGGTGCCATACAAAATTCTGTCCAACCACCGTTGCTCAAATAACCTTCAAATATATCACTTCCAGAATTATACCTAATCATACCAACATCAGGTGAAGTTGGATCCGTATCTGAAAGTTTTACGTATCCCTTAAACTCAGCATTTGCATCTATATCAACAATACCAGTATTAGCTTGTAATTTAATATTAGTAGTGCCTGTAGAAATTAGATTGATTCCAGCTGCCGTAATTGTAGTTGTAGAAGTAGAATCTAAGTCAATTTTATTAGTGTTAATCGCAACCTCAATATTGTTTTGGCCAAAATCATTTTGAATGGCAAATCTAGTAAACTGAGAAGTTGCATCGTATCCACTTGTGATAACTAATTTAGCAGCCGCAGTATCATCATCTACTAACATTATATAGTTATCAAATGTACCTGTGTGTTTTTTAACAGTAATCTTAGAGCTTAAATTAAGTTCACCGTTTGCAGCACTAGTCTCATCAAAGGCTTCATCACCTACATAAATAATTGGTGTTGAAGAGAGTCCTAATCTTTTAGGCTTTAAAAGTTTATAAGTAGTTTGATCAATACTGTGCCATGGCCCTGAATCACCGATATCGCCTTTAGCACCAGTAGAGCCTTCGTCACCTTTTTCACCTTTTTGACCAGTTAAACCAACGTTTCCCTGTAAACCTTTTTCACCCTTTTGGCCAGCAGGGCCGCCACCGTTTGCTAGAATCTGATCAAAATTATAGTTAATCTTCTCAAACTTAATAGCGTCAGAATCGCTAGGGTGTAATATTTCTTGAATATTGATTGCCATTTTATGACTTTATTTTTATTACAGGTCTTATATCATAAGAATAACCTAATCTTTTATTATATATCAACCTAAAATTCATTGGCTTTTGAACGTGAGATCTGTATGCATAATTGTTTTGATCTTGTTCAAATCCACCTTGTGTTATCTCAGTAATATCATTTACAACGTTTATTGTTGATTCAGATCCTTTAAATCTTTTAATGTAAAGATCAACCTCATCTATAATGTAATTACCTAACAAGTTATTTTTAACATAGAGTTGAGCATCGTCATTCAGAGTCTCTTTGTTTCCAGCTGAATTTTCATTAGTTACATATCTAGATATGGTTGTTAAAACACCATCTGAAATCATAGTTTTAGTAAGAACATCTGTTATATAAAAATCAGCAATTATATTAGAGTCATTTTCAAAAATAACTACATCTGTTGGGTTATTACCATTAATTAAGATTTCATCTAACTCTTCTTCAGAACCAACACTTGACCATGTATAATTTAATAATGAATAAAGCTGTTTTGGCTTCATAATAGTTGAAGCTAAATATGAACGCTCTTCTTTAGTTTCAAAAGTTCCAGGAACTGAAACCGATTCTCCACCTGCAAGCGATCTGCTATAGTAATCAAAATCCCAAGAAGATCTAAATACATTTACATCTTTTTTATCAATCGCAATCTCACCGATCAGCGGATATAAAGGTGGCTTATCACTTGTATTTGAAAGTTTAGTTACACCAGCTGGATTAATTTCATTCACTTTGTGATAGAAGTGGTTTTTAATAATACCCCATTTTCCGTCATGAGAACCACCATCTTGAATAAAGCCTAAGTTAAATGCAACGCCACATCTATTGTAGCGATTATAATAAGCTTTAGCTCTATTAACTTCTAATAGATCTCTTTGAGAGTGTTTATAAAGCATCTCTTCAAAAGTCCATTCGTTATCATTTGTAGTAACCTGATTTCTATCAACTTTAAAATGAGTATAGACATCAGTAAACGTTACAACTGGTGTAAGATCTACAGTATAATTACCATTATGTCTAATCATAAATGGGAAGTATTCTTCGTCACCTTGAATAATGTTATAACCAATATTACCTTTAAATAACTTGTAGCTCTTTGGTTTATCGTTGTCTTCTTCTAATGTAAGAGCTGACTTCATAACGATTTCGTTTCCATCACTAAAGTTAATTACAAATTGATTATTAAGTGCCACGCCAGACTCTTCAATTGTAGTGTATTTTACTAAGTTATTATTTAGGTTAACTAAGTCAGCAACTGCACCCGCTGTTAATTCTTCTAAAATAGTTTTATGAGCATTAGCTCCACCACCAATGTAAGTATAAACGGCTTGACTCTGTACAGAGCTCGGTAAAAATTCTACTTGTAAAATATCAGTATCATCATTAATATTAACCGGCTTTCCGCTTACAATAAGTGTACTATCTGACTCTACAGAAACTACACTAACTTTATATGTTTTTTGATTAGCTGTTTGTGGAAAAATATCAATGTAAATATCACCATATAATCCACCTTCACCTAATGCAACTTGACTTTCAAAATTAGGAACACTTCCATCTAAATGAGAAATACCTTGAATCGTAAAAGGTCCGTCAGTATTCCAATTAATATTAGAATCATTTAGTTTTAGAGCACCGTCTATTGGCGTATTAGCATATACGTAATCATCTTCTAATGTATCATAAACGATTTTATGATTTAATTCATATAGAAGTTTTCTATTCATATTACCTTTAACCCAATATTCACTTAAGTTAAGAGTAATAAAGAACACTACAAATTTGAATTTCTTATTTTGAATAACTTCAAATTCCACACTATTAGAATCAACATCTTCGTTAACCTTTAAGATTGTACTAAATTTATAACCGTTAAATTGATTGCCTTTAACAAACTCGTTTGCAGTATCATTAACAAATTCCTTTCTATTCTTAAAGTCAACTTTAATACCTTTAAAAATAGTACTAGCAAAGCTAACATCGTTTCCGCCTGAAATAATAGAATACTTTTTCTTTAATTCAGTTTTAATAAATGAATTAATAGTCTCATCAATTGAGTTTAACTCAGCCTCTCCAGTATTAATGTCACTGTAAATATTAATAAGATCTTCTCTAGACAAACTCTTTTCAAAACCATCGCTGATCATAAACTTATTAAAATAATTATACTTAACACTCTTAAACATGTTAGGTGTTAATTCAAATCCTTCAATAAAGTTTAGATAGCTAAAGGTATCGTTGTATTGATCGTACCTTAAATATTTTGGCATCTTTTCCATGTAGAACCATTCGTGAGTCATTGCGTCTTTGTCTCTATCTGTGACTGTTAAATCAGGCGCAAAGTTAGTTCTACCAAAGGCTTCGTTAGCGTTTAAGTAATATGGTTGTTCTCTAACAGTTACTGCATCCTTTAAGACCCATTTATTAGTATTAGGTACTACTCTCGATCTATTAGCAAACTGTTTAACTTGATTCTCTTTTAGTCTATCATATTCGCTTGTGATTTGTTCAAAGTCAACATCATCAACCGACTCTTCGTTTAATAAACCCGATAGGTTTGAAAAATACTCTATAGGATCTAAGCTAAAATCATCATTAAAAATATCTCTACTATTAAGAGTTGACGTTTCAGTACCTGTGTCTATATCTACACTATTGAGTGCATTTTGATATGGTTCATAATTAATAATAGCAGAAGTTTCATACTTTAACTCTTTAAGATCAGAATTAGAAGTATCGTAAAAGTCAAAGTTCATATCGTATAAATTATACGCTGAGAACAGACCTAAACTAATTTCGTTTTCATAGAATACATTAGCTTCTCCTCTGGTTAAATCATTTTTATCTTCTAAAATAACTTTAGAATATTGACCATTAACCCTAGTAATATCCTCTACTATATCAATGATTTTATTATAAACACCAACATATCTAGTTTCTAAATAATCTCCCGCTGAAATTTCACTTAGAGTTTCGTTGTTAATAAACACTGACTTACCAGCTGAGTTTCCTCCACTTAAATAATAAGCAGTCCAGTTTTCTAGGATAGAAGTGCCATCTGCTGGAATTTCTGGAACTGTCGTACCTGCTGGCTTTGGTTTTCTAAGAGTTAGGCTATTATAAAGATCTAAATTTTCAAGTTCTAAAAAGTCAACTGAATTTCCTTTTGCAATTAAGAAAACAGATTGATTTAGTTTATAACCTGGAACCTGATTAACAACATATACATTTGTACCAACATTATATGCTCTAAATGCAGTTTCATTTGCGTTAATACATGCCGCTAAAGCTACCGCTACATTTGTGGTTGTCCCTTGGTTAGAGAATCTATGTCCATTGAATTTACCTTCAGCTATTGAATAATCAGCAAAATAGACGTGATTTTGAAAATCAACGCTTGTTTGAATTCTACTGTTCTTAATAATACATGCACCTCCAGAAACGAGTTCCATTGTTAATTCACCCAAGTTTGCTGAAATTTCAGTTAAGTAAATTGAATCAGGAGAATCAGCATCAAAAGAAAGACTAACATAACGGTCTAAATTTTGATTACTTAATTCAACTTGAGCATTACCAATCGCATCAGCAATAGAGCTTCCGGTATCAAATGACATAGAATAAATTGTACCCATGTTATTTAATGAAATCTCAACTGTTTGGTTAGACACAAACTTAATAAACTTAAATCTATTAGCCTCTTCTTTAATAACACTAATTGCAATTGAATCGTTAGTGACAGGTATGTCAACCACATTCATTTTAACAAAGTCATAACCATGATCATTGTTTTCTACAATATCAATAGATTTGCCTTTACCCTTAATACCCAAATAGTTTGGAATTTGTTGTAAGCTATCCTCGATAGCGACCTTAGACTCATTAGCATTATAATAAGTGTCTGTTGATAACCTAAAGAAAAGATCACCTACCGTTGCGTATGCTAAAACAGGCATTGATGAAATCATCTTGTAAGATGGAATCGCTGTTGTGGGTTCGCTTGAATCAACATAAGAGTTTAGCTCTTTAAACTCATGAACTTTACCATTAATATTAAAGATTCTACCTCTACCTGAATCAATATCATCGACGTATAAACCAAAATATCTGTTAGCAGAATATTCTGAGGCTGACTCATCGTTAAATAAGAATTCTAAGTTTATCACATTAGCAGATGCCACTTGATTTCTTCTAAATCCATCTGTTAAAAAGTCATTAGCTTCGATTAGTGGCTTATCGGTTAAAGTAAAGTCTTTGTATAAGTATTCACCTTTAGAAGTAAATCCACCTTTAATTAGATCAATACCATTATATGTAGACTTTTCATTCTTCTCAAAACTAACTGTCATTGGAGCGCTTGGGAAAGTTTCATTTTGAACATGGTTTCTCAAATACTTACCAATATTAGAATTAGTAGTTAAATCGAAAGTCTTAATAATCTCAGCATTTTTTAACATGCCTTGAATGCGATTAAAGTTACCATCTGATGTATCGTTATAATTAATAGCAGTTGATGGGTTTTTAACTTTAAAGATTACAAATCTTTTAGGAATGTTTTTATCAATCCAAATTGGGGCAAATAATCTAAAGTCTTCGTTATGTAACTTAGAATAATTGTAAGTCGTACCGTAGTGATATGCCTCTTCTGTCTGTTTTTCATATGAGTCTAATACAGTAAGATCAGAATATTCTCTTTTTGTAGTAAACATTATTTCATTTGGAGTTCTATTTACATTATAGAATCTCGCAACATCATATGAGTATTGACCGTTTTCATTAACAGGGAACTTTTTATATTCAACTGCTGCTAATTCTTTAGTGGCATTAATACTTTCTAAGTATAATTTATCTGTTGAATTAACTACTAATTTAACGTTAGTTGTTAATTTAGGATTTGTTCTAAGAAGTGGTTTAGAAAGATTGTCTAACTTGTAGTTAGTTTCTGTTTCAAAGTTAGGATTTAATTGAGATAGCTGTGCATCTTCTACAAATGGAATATCATATGTAGACACTGTAATATCATTAGTACAATCATAACACGTAGCAAACGTACTAATTGTTTGTTCACTTGCAATACCAATATCTTGAGGATTTACCGCTGCAATTTCTATATCAGTGTATGTGGTTTCATATCCCCAATTTTTAAGAGTTTGTACCGCATCATTAATATTTTCTGCATAAATCTTATGCACATATTGCATACATTGACCATTTCCACTTGATTTAAAATAACCACTAGGGTTATCGATCTTAAGTTGATCAACAAAATCTTTAACATAACTTGTACCTAAGTCTTCATGAACGTGAGACCCATCTGGATTTATAGTGTGAATAATATCATATAAACCATCGATCACATATAATTGCCAGTAATTAGAAATTAAACCGTTCTCATTATCTGTTTCGGTAGATGGTGCACAATTCATAAATGCATAGAATACGTTTGTGTCATTAACACCTGAATTCCACTCTAAATCTTCTTGTAAAGAAACCGTAGGCCTAACATAATTATCACAATTACCAAGTCTTGTTGCATCTTGACCTTCTACAAATTGGTCATTCGAGTTAAACGCATACCACTTAAAGTTTATACCATCTTCCTCGTTTGTCCAAACTCCATATTCTCCGTTAACACTAAATGCACCAGTTGGCCACATATCAGAGATAATCTCGCCTTCTAAACCTTCTTGTGACATGTAAATTGGAATATTCTGCTGAATAATTTCCAACAAGGATTTACCTTCGCTTAATCCATTTCCATCTTGTGCAACTGCATACCAAATCGTAGTACTTGATGTAGAACCTTCACACAAATTATGAACACTTGTCGCGTTATTAATAGGAATGTCTACATTTGAAATAGAATAATGATCATATACTATTGGGGCTGAACATTTCCAAAAAACATTACCAGTTTCTGGGCTATTTACCCAAATATTATCAACTGATCTTTTAAAATAAGAGTATATGGCGTTAGGATCACCGTATACAGTATTTTCAGCATATAATCCAGATGGAATAAGCCCTTCTAATTCCGAATTAAGTCCATTGGCATATAAGTTTGCATAGTATTCGCTTGTAAATAGAGGTACATTGTTGCCTATTAATGTTGCTAGTGTTGAACCCGCTTGAGCAAGGTTAACTGAGTACCACACTGTAACGATGTCCGCTGCTTCGTCACACATTAGGGACTCTGATGCTGTGTAGTATACGTTTGAAGAAACACCTAAGCCAGATTGCACCCCACACAATTGTGGCGTACTCGTAATATTACCACCTGGATCTACTTCAAAATATCTTATAGTACCGTCAAAATCTTCAAGTTTAATAAATGCATTTATTTCTGGTCTATAAGGTTGACCACCTGAAGTTTGTAAAAGAGTTGCACCTGGCCCTAAATCCCCTACTGAGTAAAATTGATTAGCTGTTGCAACCCAAACAGTACCTGTAATTTCTTCTAAACATGCGCTATCTCCATCTGGTTGATAAATCGTAGCACCAAATGAAATATATGCAGGTGCACTAATGCTAACTGTAATAGTTTGATTAGTTGTACCACCTTGACCATCAGAAACTTGAACCGTAAATGAGTCTGAACCTATTTCACCGGCATTAGGCGTATATGTATATTGACACTCTGTAATACCTCCAGAAATAACTGAAGTTGAAACTATAGCTACTGAACCCCTATTGCCTTGCGCTGAAACGGTAACTGCTAATGGTCCGCTTTGTTCATCATCGTCACATGTGAATGAAAATGAGTTGCTTCCACTGTTTAGTGCTACTGAAATAGTTAGATCCCCGCCTAAAATAGTAGGTGCAGTGTTCGCAGCCGGATTTACTTGAATGTTAATTGTACCCACAGAACCCACATCAGAAAGTCCCCCACTATCAGTTACTCTATATGTGTAACTTGTCGTTACTGCAGCGTTACCAAATGGTACAGTTGGGGCTAAATATGTTCCAGTATATCCTGCGATTGAAGCCGTACCTGAAGATGCTTGTGATTCTAATGTATATGTAAGTGCTTGTGAATTTTCTTCAAGATCTGTCACTAAATTAGCAAGATCTGTACTTAAGGTTCCACCTGAATTTACCGTAAGAATTTGAGAATCGCTAGCAACTGGGGCAGTATTAGCTGCAGCCGTAATAGTTAAATTTACAATTCCGTTTGTGGCCGCGGTTGCGCCTCCAGTGTCCTCAACGCTGTATTGAAATTGAGTTGTTTCATCAGGATCATCATATGCAACCGTTGGTGCAGTAAACTCTATTTGGTTATCAGTAATAATATCATTAACACTAAAATCTAAGCTACCAGTATCAACCGTCTGGGTTAGTGTTAATACTAGGTTATCATCTAGATCTTCTGCATCCTCTATATAATTATTTAGATTAATTGTAGTAACGCTCCCAGAAGCAAATGTTAAATTAGCTGTAGTTGTAGTAGGCGCAGTGTTAGTAATTGTAATCGTGATTTGACCGGTGCTGGATTCGTTTCCGTTTTGGTCTGTGGCTGTAAAGTCAATAGTTTCTGTACCTGCAGTGCTTCCTGCATTATATTGTACTATACCACTTGTCACATTATAAGCACCTAATGTACCTAAAGGTATTGGTGTTGATATTGTTAGATCGACTATTAAATCCTCATCGGCATCTATATTATCGCTAATTAATTCGTGAATATCAATATCTATTGAACCACCAACTGCTACTGTTTCGGTCCCATCGATTACACTTGGGCTACAATATGTAACTGCACCTATTTTACCAGTATCTATGACTTCTATTGCACAATCAATAATAGAAGTATCTTCAGTATCACAATAATAATACGTACTTGTGCCTGTCCATTCATTGGTGAGCGCTTCTTCAGTATAAAGCTGTAAGCCTCCCTGTGGAAGAGCGCTTAAACTACCTTCGCTGTCGTTATACCAAAGTGTTTGATTGTCACTGCTTATAACTGCAGGCCCGCTTGAACAGGCTGTTGCAGCATCAGCATACGTTGCGTTTGTAATCTTTATTGAAATTGCAGCCATTTAGTGCTTAATCTTTTATTAATAGAGTCTGTGTTCTCTATTATATATCTAACCAAACTGGTTAGAGTTTAAGCTTAGCGTGATTCAAATTGGAACAGTCTAGGCTTAGATGCTAAGTTTGTAGATGTAGGCACATTTCTTACTAATTGAGCCGCTCTAATAGAATTTAAGTTTTTACCCTTAGGACTGTATTTAGCGAAGACTTCTAGATCAAACGAGAATTGAGTATCATATTTGTCAAAAATATCTAGACCAATCTTTTTAGTATACGTTAAGTTAGGGAAACTTAATTTAGCTTGACCACCAATTCTACCAATATCAGACGAAGCGTCGTTACCGAAGTAATCAGTCATTCTATATTGGAATACAACGTCAAGTGATAAAGCATTTGAGTTGCCTAATGTTGAGTTGTCTCTGCCTTTAACTTGCTTTCTTGATTGCTTAGTTTCACCATCAACTGAAAGTGTCGTTAAATTAATAGGAGACAAGTATAAGAAGGCTCCACATGATCTACCACCTAATAGGTATTGATCGTTAGCATCAAAGCTCATCTTGAATGAACGTGCACCTGCTGCAATTAAATCAGTGTATTGATATGCTAATTGTTGCTTAGATTTAACAGGATCTGCATCAACTGCTGATGATCCAAAGACTGCGTTACTTGCAGTTCTAAACGAAGTGCCAGTAACAAGAGTTGCTGTGATTGGCATACTATAACCAGCATTGTTGATTAGCGCTTGTAAGCTTGTTTGTTGTTCAGAATCTGTAACCGCAGCTGGGTTTGAAACCGTGCTGTTACCATCTTCATCACTAGTCCAACCAGCATAAATGTTTTCTAAATCCGGGTGATCTTTATGGAAATACAATCCACTATTATAGTTTGCAGCACCAATTGTGCTAATAGAACACACGTCGATCATAGAAGCATCAAATCTTTGAGTAAGATCTGGAGTAATCCAACTAGTTACATTTTGGTTCTTACCAAAAGTACCGGTCCAAATAAAATCACTAGAGTTTCCATCTCCACTTCCTTGAATCAATGATATATTACCAGCTGTACCTTCAAAAGAAGCATAACTTAAAGTGTACTCATAACTATTAAGAGTCGCCGTACCCGCAGTTAATGGCGAAGTAATATAGTGTGGATTTTGATTAGCAATGTCCATATATCTTGAGTAGACAAATTGTCCACGTCTTTGAGCAGATTGATATGGCGCATCTTCTAATAAATCATATGTTGAAATTTCAGTAGATGAAATGTTTTGGAACTGAATCGGTGCCAAATCGTATTTACCTTCCGTTGTGTAATAAGTATCAGACTCAACTTTAGTATCAATTGCAGTAGTACCTTGATCGTTAGTCAACGCGCCAAAACCATTTGTTGTAATAGTCGAAGCCGCGTTTGAAGACTTGTATGCTGGCTGGTTTCTATCACCAGTCAATCTAGATACAAGTTCAAGTTGAGTTGCTTTAGTGTTTTCTAAAAGTAGTTTAAATGTCTTAGTAACGATGTGTCCTTTCTTAACAGAAAGTTCAGCTACCTCATCAACATAGTAACCAGCAAAAATCTGATTAACTGTATTGTTCTTAACGATTGTTACTGTACCATCTTCTGCTTGAAGCTTAACTACCAATTCACCAACTTCAGCTTCAATACCCTCTTTAAGAGCTCTAATCTGATTTTCAAGTTCAGTCAATTTGTCAAAGACAGAAACTGGTTTTTGTTCTGGTGAAAGAAAGCCCGATGCAATGTTAGTTGCAGTGTGAGCATAATATGTTTCGTTAGCTGTAAAGCTTTCATCAACGTGAGTGTAAACACCTCTTGCTGTCAATTCGTCTGAGATTTTAACGGCTGCAACTTCAGCTAAGTTTTTCTCTACCAAATTGTCAAGATCCGTTGTATCGATTTCAGCTTCTGGGAAATCAACTGTGATTGGCTCTGACCAGTCACTAAAGATTGGGTTTGCAGGATAACCAGCTTCTGAAACTGACTTAACTCTAATTTCAACTAGTTCACCTTCATTAATAGCAATATCTAATTGGTTAAAGTTGATCTCTTGACCATCTTCAACTAGACTCTCTTTCCACTCAAATTTACCGGTGTCAGTATTTCTTGCACGATCTCTAACCTTGGTTCTAATCTCATTCCAATTTGAGAAGACCGCAGTCTTTTCTCTAGTGCCATCTGTAAATGGTAGTTGAGCAACTTCGCCTGCCTTACCACTCGTCGATAAGTATCTATATTGAATAGCAAATTGAACTACTTGTTGATCAGTAGTGTCTGCAACTTTCTTTGGAGATGGAACGGCCCAAAAACCTCTAACGCGATATTTAGGTGCAATGTTAGTAACGTTTGTGCCTGAAGCCAAAGATTGAATCTGATTTACAAGTGAGTTGTAGAGTTTAGTTTCACTAGCTCTTTCCTCGATAAGTGCATTTAATTCACTCTTGTCCTTGTCTTTTTGAATATCAGACTCATACTTCTTAGTAGAGATTTCAGTTCTCTTCTTAGCTATTGTATCGTCAAGCTTCTTAATTGTTTCTTCAACTGTCGTCTTATCCGCTGAAAGCTTTTTAATTTTATCAGCAGTATCATTTTGTGTTAAGTGTGAGTTGATCTGAACCACCTTAAAGTTTGAAGCTTCAAGTGTTGGAGCATCTGGAGTTACACCAACCGTAGCCGGTGGAATAGCGTCCTCTTTTAATGCTTTAATATATTGACCGAAATCAGCAACGTTGTCCTTGTAATAGTCATCTAACCTAATCTCTGAACCATCTTCTTGAAGAAGGATCATTTCGTTAGTATAGAAACCAATACCAGGTGACCAATTTTCTGCTAACATGCCAGAATCTGAATCAATCGCCTTAACAAATAAGAGGACTCTCTCGTTAAACCCTAAACTAATTTCAATGTTTAACGCAGTTGTGTTATATTTATAAATCGATAGTACGTCAGTGCCAATCTTAATAGGATCGTAACCCTCTACTAATTGAACTTCAATTTGACGAGTTGAACCATCAATTTTAGAAATCTTATATCTAGTGTTTCTGTTGCCAGAGTTAACCATTAACTCATCACCAACTTTTAACAATTCTGTTTGATCAAGATCTTTATCGTTATCAGAGTAAGTTAGTTTGTCAAGTGTGATTAACTTAACCGATCTTTTAACAGTTGTGCCTTCAACGATAACGTCTTTTTTAGCCGAATCAATTGACAATACATCAAACTTACCAATATATTGATTAACTCTATATGGTAGGTCTCTAACTTCTTCGTCAACGATATACGTTAAGTTATTATTAGCAATGTCTCTAAGTGCTGTGTAGTAATCAATACCTTCTTGGTTCTTATAGTTTTCCTTAAAGAACTCAACTGATGGCACGTTAGTAGAATCGAAAATAATTCTCTTAACTAAAACTCTTTCAGTGTCATTTGGAATTTGACCTGTAACGTTTAAAGTTGTAGTTAAAAGAGGGTTTAAAAAATCTTCAAAGAAATAGTTGCTCTTAGTAGTAAATGAAGATGGTCTGATTAGAGACGAAATATCATTTGCTGGAGCTTTTAATCTTGAAGTAACAATATTTTGATATGTGCCATCTGGCAATTTAATCTTAGTATTACCTTTACCCAATCCTGTTAAAGCCTTAAGATTAGTGTCTAATCTTTCTAGCTCTCGCTTCATAAACCCAAAAGAAGGTACATATACGGTCTTAGTTGTACCCTCATCAGTAATGACTTCTAATGGTACATCTTTTAAATCCGTAGTAATAGCTTCATTAATTCTCTCATAAATTTTTAATGAGTTAGAGTTAATTTCAAGAAGCTTCTTGAGCGAATTAGAAATTGAGTTATTAGTATTCATATTATCTTAAAATATCAGCTTCAAAGACATAATTTGTAGGATCAATACAAGTTATCTCTATATACGGTTTGTTTGTTATTAATTGAGTAACGTCAATGTCTGCTACAAGTTTATCAAAACCGGTTGATTTTCCAGTGTAAAACTTAATGTCATACCCATCCATGTCAATTGTATCAAATGCAACTTTAATGGTTTGACCTGCTTTCCAAGCATTGAAACTATCATCAATGTATATATTCAAGTCTGCATTAGGGCCTGTTAAAAATAGTCCCTTTAAACTCAATCTATTTGTGTAAGCCAATAACTTAGTCCAAACAGCAAATTTGTCTGCGCCGTTACCGTCATCATTAGCATCAAATAAGGTTGATCCACCCAATTGAACAGCTAAATATTGACCAATCATATTCCATAGCCAAACCTCATTTAAAGAGTAACCATATACAGTATTATTAACTTTAATTTTATTAGCAATTGATTTGTCAACTTGAGTACCTTGACCATTAAAAATAACATCAGTGTTATACTGTAATTCAACAGGAATGGTACCGTCAATTAGTTGGTTAATTTTATCATGTGCTTTAGTGATCAGATTAAGAAGCGCTCTTGAGTCTTCTAATTGAATAGAAGCGTTCTCAAAATCTGTTTCTAAAGTTTCTAATCTAGCAATAATTTCTTGAGCATCTTGACCATTTACAAGTAGTCCTTCCATGTCATCTAGTCTATCGACAATTGAAGAATATCTTGTGTTGGCCGCTAAAAGTAATTCAGTTGCATTCTCTAAGGCAGTCGTAGTATCCATAAATAGATCCATTGAGAATGTAGTAAAATCATTAACTGAAGTTTCTACACCGACATTATCGAGAGATGAGTTGAATTTTAAGTTTAACTTTAAAGAGTAAGCATTACCATTAAGGCCAGTAACCTCGTTTGGCTTATACTTAATTTGTTCGTGAATTTTTGTACCAGGACCAAACGCATCTTGAATATCATCAAGAATTAAGATACCATAAAGGTTAGTCGATCTATTTGCAGGCACTGATTCACTATAAAGATCGTAATAAACTAATACAGCGTTGAATCTAAAATCTTGACCCTTTTTAGCGTAGTCTAATAGTGACTTAACGTCTGGATCATTTTGAATCGGAGCATAATTAGCCGCATTAAAATCGATTTGAACACTATTTGTAGCATTCGTTTGAATATCATAGTATGCACCACTGTTTTGTGTATAAGCATCAACAATAGTATCAATATTGATGTTAGGATCTGGGTGCTGTTGTCCAGCTCTGCCTTCAATATAATCGCTTGCATACAACTTAGTTGCAGTTGTGTTATAATCGGTTGGCTTAAATAGGACTAGTGGTGTATAACCAACCGAAGTTGGTACATTAATGTAAACCTCGTGATAGGTATTGTCTTTATAAGTAATATCGTTTTCAGCGTCGATAGAACCAAGATACTTAACTACTTTATCATAATTAGAACCACCTAAGATTGCATTATCATTTTCAGCGTAGTTTCCTAATACGCTCTCGTTAGAATCAGTCGGCCTAAAATCAATAGCACCTAAGGCAGAAAGCCATTTAAAGAAGATTTTCTCAGCGTCTGATTGTAGAATGATTGGATCATAATCATCATCCCCTAAAAGAAGTTCTTCTAAGTTAAGTGCGTAATTTTGAAAGGTTTGTGCGAAGTCAACATTCGGCATCGAAGCAACATAAGACTGACCAGAAGCTTGTTTTAAATTAAGCTCATAATCAATCGTATTAGAACCGTTAACAGATTGGGTAAAGTCTGGTAAGTCCAGTAAAGCGTATTTACTAAACTCAAACTTAATATCTGGGTTGTTAAAGGCCCTAGTTATGTCTCTCGCTGAAGATGCGAACGCATACATCGTGCCACCTTGCGGCTGAGGTATTCTAACTAAAGGAGTAGCCATTTATCTTTTTATCAATTTTGTTTATTGGATTGTAGCTGCGTGCGAGCTAACTACGTACCATTTATCGCTAAAACATCTTAAAGTTACTGAAGAGTTTGCTGCATCTAAAGAAATAGAAGTAGCGCCTAAAGTAACACCTGCTCCGGTTAAAATTGAAACTGCAGCTGAAGCTGTAGATCCAACGATTACCGTTACTTCTTGACCGTCATCACCTGAAGGCAATGTAAAGGCCGCGTCAACAAAATAAGTTGAAGCTTCAAGTGTAGTCGGCTGCAAAGTTGCAGTCGGAGCAACTGTGGTACCTACAACACCGCTCTTAATAACTTTACCACCCATTGTGATAGCATTATTAAACGCAAAGTCAGTGTTGATAACGCCACCGTTACCATTAACTTGGAGAAGGTTTAAGTTGTTTTGCGAAACAGTAATAGCCGCTGTTGTAATATTAGAAACTCCACTTAAAACCTGAGTTGTTGGATTTAAGAGAGAAATTACACTAGCTAACTCATCATTCAATAACTCAAAATTAGTATTGATAATTGGTCTAGACGAAGATACCGAGTCAGTACCTAAGATTTCAGTAATGTTTGCCATTTTCTTTGTTTATTTTACTTTTAACATGTTTCGTTTTACAACGTTCTTATTACCATATGTGTCTTCCGCTTCAAGTTCAATAGAGTAGTACCCTGGATATTTGAAAATGTAGGTAAGCCACATATTATTATAGTATATATCAGTGATTTCTGGGTTAGTTATATTCTGAATTCTCCAAATAGCGTTCTTAGCGCCTGGAAATTTAGAAATATCAGTAGAAATCGTTACGTGAGTTGATCTTTCAACTTCAGCAAAACTCTTAAATACTCGAGTATCGTCCCATGTAGGATTGTAATGTACAACATGGGTTTCACCAGACACTGCTGAGTTACTAGATGGATTTGCTTTTACTATGTATACATTCGAGTAATCGTACGTATATGAGTATTCCCAACCAACTGCTAAAATAAATCTAAAAATATCTGAAGCTAGTGGATTTGTACCATCGATGTCCTCAAATACAACATTGTAATTAAACTTACTAATAATAGGATCTGTACTATCATTGAGTTCATTTATAACAGCATTCCAACCACCAATATCAGAATAACTTACTGGGCTTGGCGAAGTAATAGTGTGAGTTGCTGTAGTAATTTCTCTAGTAATTGGATTTGTATGCTCAATCACCAATTGATCACCTTGTTCAATATGATCTATTTTAAAGCTAGCCGTTAAATCAGAACCAACTCTCATAGCTTTCCACCATAAGTGCTTAGTGTCATTCCATCTAAAATCACATTCGTCCCATTGATATGGCCCAGTAGTTTCACTAAAACCATCTTCTGAGTAAATATCAAAGTATCTTCTAACTGTTGAGAATCTAACACCTTGATCATCTTCCATGTGAACGTAATTTGCTCTATCTAGAGTCAAATAAAGAGTAGCAATGCTATCATCAATTTTTGTCAAATTGTCTTGTGCAAAATCCCAATAGCCGCCGCTTTCTCTCCAGTCTAAAACTTTATCATTCCAAGTTGTGTCTTCTTTCCACTTGTAAATACCATAGAGTTCAAGTTCTTTAAGTCTAACGTCAACAAAGTCGTCCTTTCTATAATGTGACCTATGACCAAACAAGTCATATGTTCTAAACTCTACGCTGTACTTGCCACTATATGGTAAATTTAGAGGTAAAACTAAAAAGTCGTCGATTGGTCCTCTAAACGATTGATTATATCCTCGCTCGTGATTAGTAACTACCCATTCAACTTCATAAACCCAACGTTTCCACCAGTTTTCCCATGTTACTTTAAGATTTGAGTTAGCGTCCATTGCATCTTCCCATGTAAAGTCAGCCTCATCCCAAATATCATCAAATGTCAAAGTACCGTCTAAAGTTACAGGAGCACCGACAGGAATATTTTGATTATATGAGTGTAATTCTCTGTTATAGTAGGTTTCGTAAAATTCTTTATAGATCGATTTAAGCTCTATACGTTGTGCTTCAGTTAATTGATCTTCAGTCCCAGGAATCATGTTCAAGAATAAATCATAATTCGAAGTAGGATCATTTTGATCTAGCATTGACTTTAAAACCATTGAGGTGTCCTCGATAAAAATAGGACGCTCTTTGGGATGCATTTCAAATTTAATATCATGCCCTTCACTAAAGAACCCAATACCATTTTGAATGTTCCAAACATTTAAGTTTTTCTGAGCAAAATAATCACCTTCACCGGTAATATCAATAATTTTAGCATTAAGAGGTAAATACTCTCGTTGTAACTTATTTTTTAGCCCATATAATTTAATAATAACCTCATCTGGTGTGTAATCAAATACCTCATCAACATTAGGAATATCCCAGTAATCAAAGGTGCCATTAGGCTCATTTAATCTGTAAACTAAAGAGAATCTACTTGTCTTTTTAGTTGTGTTACTAGGTACTTTGAAACGCATCTTCTTGCGAATCATCTCACCTCTCTTAGATGCATTTGGCACCGGCACCGCATAGAGTTTACCAAAGCTATTGCTTGATTTATCTACATTGATCCAATACTCTTTAAGTGTAATTCTATCATAGCCAAAAAAGTCGATCGCATTTAAAATAGCTTTATATGTGCCAACGAAAGGCTTAATGTTATGGAGTTCTAATAAAAGCTCCTTTCTTTTTTGATTAAGTAATACATAATCTGGTGACATTTCACTAATGTCATGATCTTTAAACAATAAAAAGTCACCTTCATCTAAAGTAGCGCCAAAGTTTTGAAGTAATGTTTTAAGTCTTTCATCTTCAGCTTCAACCTCACCATAAAATTGAATTGAGGCAATTAGAGTTTCTGTCCCATTAACTGATTCATAAACTTCTAGTGTTCTTGTGTGTGGACCCTCTATTTTAGAGCTAAGTGCTACATTTACTTGAAGTGCTACATTTTGCTTTGTGTTTACTTCTCTAACACCATTCGTATCAAACCCTGGAGAAACTGAACTATCAATTAGATCATGTCTAACCTCGGTAAGATTTTCTATTTTATACATGCCGTCATCTAACTTAGCTGAGTATAAGATAATATCTTCAGAGTCGGCTAAATTACCTTGTTTCCATTTAAAAACAAATTGAGTTGGATCTACAGATTCGGCAACTGGTGTGTTTGGTGTTAAATCGCCTAAATACTTACACTCTTCTAAAACAAAAAGGTTGACAGTTTCATATAATTGCACAGAAACTTCAGGCATGTAAATTCTACCGGCCCAAATACCTTGTGAGTTTTTAACCAAGTTTAAATCTGTGGTTAACCCATTAAAAAATCTTAGGTTATTGTACATTATCTAATGTATTTGTCGTCTTTTTTCACAGTGTAGTTTTTATAACTCTTTAAAACTTTAACACCCTTTAATAGATTAAAAATATAATCATCTATAAAAATTAAAAAGTCATTTAATGTTTGATTTCTAATAATGTGTCTTGAAAGCATTCTAGCTAAAAAGGGCTCATTTGTGTAATCATAACCAATATTTAGCCTATCATCTTTTCTAGATTTAGCATTATCATAAACACGTGTTTTCTTATATAAAAATAAATTATCAAACATTATCTAAGTGCTTTTCTATTTCCAGCCTGTACTCTAGTGTAAATTGTTCTAGGCACAGGATTTCCGTCGAAGTTAATACTTAATGCAGCTTCAGCGTTGATCAATACATCGTCAACGATTTCATCACCGTCTCTGTCTTGCCATCCGCCTCTAAATACAGCAACTTCTTCTTTTTCCATAATAATATCACCCCATTGATCAAGTCCTTTGACTGTTTCTGGAATAATAGTTGTTTCATCAACTGTCACCGTTTCAACCTCTTCAATACGCTTAAAGAAAACATATTTTTGTTTACCATTACCGACCGTTTCCAAAGTTACAGGCTCTTGTGGTACCACAGTTGTAGTTACAGATTCAAAGTAACCAAGTCTTCTAGCAGTCTCTTCAGTTTCTGAAATAAATCTAACGTTAACTGCATCAATACCTTCAATCTCTTCTAAGATATACACAATATCAGATTTTGGTAATTTATCTCTTCTAGTAATATTTAATAGATATGTACCGATACGCTCTCTAATTTCAGTTGCAAGTTCTTCTTTAGTGAAACCTTCAAAGTATCTAATGTTTACATCCATGCTGTACTTTCTAATTTGAGGTTTAACAAAAACAACTTCAGTAGTTACCATTTGTTGGCCGCTATCCTGAAGTACTTGGTACATTTTATCATACTCATTTTGATCAAAGAACATTTCTTGTTGTGGAATTGAGAAATAGTCTTGGCCACTTGCCAATTTCTTTCTAACATCAGGCACTGCGAAAATATAGATCACGTTATCGTCATCTAGGTATTGATCATCTGTTGTATTATATGCATCAATATATGAGAATAAACCATATCTTGATAGGAAATATTCGTAATTATCAGGCGTTGCTAAAACAAACGATTTACTAGCAAGTGGAGTCATAACTTTAGTAAAGACAGTTGACTCTTTATCAGCGCCCATTTTTGGTGAAGACGTAATGATTACATCTAAGAATTGGTTAAGATCATGCATTTCGCCCAATGAATCTTCACCTTCAGCATCCCATTTAACAGTTAAGTCTGCACCATCAGGTAAGTTACCAGTTGGTCCAACATGCTTAACATATTCAACTTCTATCTCAGAACCTTTTGGAGGCATCATACCAAACGCTTCGTTACCAAAATAAATGTCTAAACCTCCAGAAATACCTGTTTTAAGTAGGTAGCCTTTTTCATTTCTTTGCAAATCATAAAGTGATTCGTGTTTAGTCCATTTTTCACCATTAACACTTACGCTTACCTTGCTGTGATCAGAAAGGCCTCGAGTTTGTACGTTAAATGATTGTAATGCTGTACCTAAACCTGTAAACTTTTGTGATTCAAATTCACCTTGAATAATAGCGGTTTTAATTGATAATTTATTAGTTTTTTCTAGTCTAAATCTATCTTTATCGGTAAGTAGTGTATACATTAAACCGTTTGCATCAAACTTAAGTTTAGCTCTAGAGTCAATTGTTAAACCAGTACCTGCGATTTTACTAAAATCTGCGCCTGGCTTCCATCTAAATTCAATTTCACCTGTCGCTGCAAAGCCTCTAGTCGCATCGTGACCAGTCAATCTCGAAAGTCCATAAATAGACTCGGGTTGTTGAGCAGTATAAATGTTTTGTTCAACTGTAGCATCTTCGATATAGAACATAATCAATTCAGCTATCTCAGATAAGACTGAAAGAATTTGAGCAAATGGAGAAGCCTCAGTAAAAAGTGTGTTTGCACGCTTATAGACCCTAGTAATATAGGTTCTAGCATCGTCTCTAATTTGAGATGCAGAAGATCTAAGTGTGCTTAAAAATTTTAATTCAGCCATTTTACCTAATATTTATTTGTACTAAATACTTACTATCTATTGTAATATCTATGTACGCAATGTCTCTAACTTCACCCTTAAAAAAGCTAACTTTAGAAACAACATTATATTTGCCTGCCAACGGGCAGTAACTTCTTATTTGAGAATCTATTACATTTTTAATAGCCGACTCAGTTTGATTTAATTCGTAAATCATATCTTCTAATGCACAACCAAAATCAGGTGATCCTAAAACATCGCCAGTATCGGTAAACAGTGTCGTCTCAATTTGAGTAATTAACTGCTCTATCTCACCGTTGTTTTGAACTTGATCAGTTTGATAGTTAGGGTCGCCTATGTATTTAATGTAAAATTCCATTTATATATGTATCTGATTTTTTTAGCTGTGGAACATCCAATCGACCCCTTCGTCACCTTTGATTTCTTCCTCAATTGCAGCTAATTCTTCATCGCCCATATCCTTGATGGCGCCATAATCAAACTCAACATTACCAGGTAGTGCGAACTTAAAGATACCTAGCTTAGCTCCTAATGACTGTTTGATCTTAGCACTAATATATCTAAAGAAAATTTCATCATCGTAAAGGGCACAGTCTGGTAAAGTTTCATAAACCTCTAGAATAACATCACCCTTAGGTGTATCACCCATAAACTTAAGCTCACCTGTTAATCTTGAATATTGATAAGAAATAGGATTTTCAAGAATCATTCTAGACATATCAGCTAAACTGGCATTTAGAACATAGTACTGTAATTCTTCCGCAGCTTCAGCTGGGCCTGAACCATCGTACATACCTCTAAATAACATTTTTTCAATAGCAAAATCAGCACCACCTTGGAATCTCATATCCATTCCCATACCAGTCGAATTCCAACCACTGGCCAAATCATGAACACCATAGACTGAATAAACAGCACCGCCACCGTCAACACTGGGGCCAGGTAAGTTTAATGTACGATTATTTTTAAAGTACTCGCTACTAAAGACACTATTTGGAATGTGGTAATAGTTTTCTTTTACTGAATCCTCATATTTTTTATAGAACCATTTTTTAGCTCTTTTAATAATGTTAACAACCTCTCTTTGTGGTAAATTAACAGGGACCATACAAGCGCCGGTAATCTCATCACCAATTTCGGTTAAAAACGCATTCAAACAGTTTTCACCAAAATCTCTAGGAGTAGTTAGATTATTTTCGCTACCGCTTCTAATTTCGCTCATCTTTTATTTTATTTTTTTACTTACTACCACTTCAGTAGTATCATCTATTCTCGCCTCTTTGCCTAAGAAACCTTCTCTATAAATACCTCCAACCATTTTGCCTTTAAAGACGCCATCTCTACCGAATACAAAACAATTGGTTGCAGTTACACTACCGTGAACATAGCACGATTCGACCTTACTGTCTTTTATTTCAGCGCCTTGATACATGTTACATCTTACAAGCATAGAGCCTTCAACTGTACCGCCATAAATAGAAGCATTCATTACATTACCTCTAATTTCACAATCTATAAATTCAAAACCATCGATGTTATATGCAGTGTTCATAACTCCATCTTTAACCTGAATTGTTGAATAATCAGAGTCATAATTAATTGTACCAGCTTCTAAAGATCCGTCAACTATGAGATTTAATACTCTTTCTTTAATACGATCCCACTGTACTTTAATGATTTGATCATTATCCTGAAGGTCTACTAAAAGATTAATCTTAGGCCAATACTTATTAAGTTTCTTATAGTCTCTAAGCATCTCAATAAGTGGTAAATTCTTGTTTAAGATTCTTTTTAATTCTATTCTATTTTCAGGCGTAAATCTTGGATCATTACATGAATTCCAAACCTGTAAAATAAAACGATCTAAGAGGTGCAAAATGGCTTCTTTTTTCTCGTGATAATTTTCACCACCTAGGTATCTAAACTCTAAATAGTTCTTCTCTTTTTTAGAGAAGTTAATGCCGTAATACTTTGTGTCAGCAAACTTAAAGTTATTAGGTTCAATGTGATCTTCGTCAAACCAGTATGCCTCTCTTTTTGGCATAATCCACTTAATACTTTTAGCATATGTAGAATTTTCACGATTAGGGAAGAATTTGTATATTCTAGCCTCATCAAATTCCAAGATAAATTTTAGAGTGTTCATCTTAGAAATCATTGTAGGATCTTCTAAGTACTGATTATCAAATGAAACATTTAAGTGAATACTGGCTCTATCATTTGTATAGCCATTCTCTTTGATCCAATTAAGCATCTTAATGATGACAATCCTGGTATTTCTATAAGGCATTGCACCCGTAACCAGCTCGATGAGTCCTTTACCGCCTGACATATCAGGTTCCAATTTAAAGACTTTATCATCAGGTTGAAAGTCTGAATGAGCTTTATCCTCTAATTGAATCTTTCTTCCCAAAAGTTCAGATAATGACTTTTTGGTCTCTTCTAACTCTAGGTTGGAATAAAACTCGAACTCCACACCAACAAGCGCAGAGTTCAAGAGTTGTTCCCTAGTAGAATTTTTATTTAGCTTTTGCATCTAAGAGTATGATATTACCGTTTGGATTATATATCACACTCTCGTTCGAGTTACTCAGGCATTTTAAGAAATACCTTCATAGCATCTTCGTCAATTCTAGTAATTTGTACAGTGATGTCATCGCCTGGTTTAAAAACAGACATTGTGTCTTCCCCTAGTTCACTTACATGAAGCAAACCAGTTACACCTTCTTCAATCGTAATGAATAAACCGTAATCTTTTTTAGTCTTAACTTTAGCTGAGACTGTAGATGGCATTTGATAGCGAGAGTTGATATTCATCCATGGATTATGTGTAACTTCAGTCTTTTGAGTTAACGTAATCTTTTTGTGATTAATAATATCTTTAACTTTAAATCTAATTTCATCACCTGGTTTAATTTCTCTAGCCTTAAACTTAGCCATTGTTTCTTGATCTAAGTCATTAGAGTGAATCATCCCAGTCAAACATTTATTAAACTCTACAAAGACACCATATTTGGCAGTTCCTGTTACATTACCAACTTGCTCGTTTTCGATATTTTGTTTAAGATCTTCAATTGCATCTGGAATTAGGGCTTGTAAATACTTTCTGTGTGAAACTACTAATGTACCTCTTTCTGGTGAGAAACTAACCGGAACAACATACATCTCAGTGTCAACAATAGATGAGAAGTCATGTAGTTTATTAATTCCAGCTAGTGAACCTGGCATAAAGCAATCAATGCCTTGAATTCTAACAATGTAACCACCATTTTCGATCATATGAGAAACTCGACCGACCCAAGCTGTATCGCCTGATTCAACACCGTCTCTAAGATCCATAAATACCTTTTGCTTAACACCACCACTAATAGATCCACTAATGTGTTCACCTGGCTGTACGTTAGTAATTAAGACTGCGGTCTCTTCACCAACAGACATTTGCTGTACTTCTGGTGTTTCTTTACCGTACTTAACATAAACAAGCTCTCTGTAACCAATGTCGACACTAATCCATTCTGTGCTAATACCAAAAATAGTTCCTTCGTGAATTTCACCTGGCAATACCTTAGTTTTGATATTGTCGTAGTTATCTACATTGCTGTAAATATCATAAAGTTCTTGGGCATAAGATTCTCTAGAATAGACTTTATCGCCCTTTCTAGTACGAATGTGTGGATTTGGTTTTCTAGTGTGAGATGGACAAGTTGCTTCATATGCTTCCCACATAAAGTTACCATCTGCGTCGTAAAATTCTGAATCTGTTGTAGATTGATCCTCCTTGTTTTTTAGTTGATCAATGTTATCGATATTTTCAGCTACTCTTTCTTCTACCTTGATGTTGAGTTCTTTAGTTTCGGCTGTAGCCTCTCCGATTCTAGCTCTTTTCTTTTTTTCAGTCATTATTTTTTATATTAAAGGTGTAACATAATATATATCTCTTCACTTTTTAGAACACGACGGGTACAAAACCAACCATAGGCACTGGGCCAATTGGTGTTGGGATACCACCTAAATAGATTAATTTAAACTCTAATAAGTGCATTGCATACGCAAAAGACAGAGCTGTTGCCACTGCAATTGCTGGTGGTTGAGGTACTGGCAATTGACTAAATGTTTTACCAGTATTCCAAGCCCTTCTTAGGTTATTAGCTAATCGTTTTTTACCACCATAATAAATCGGTATATAAATACCAGTTAGAGGTGGGGGAATTAATGCAGGTGGCATTGAAGTAAGAGGTTGAAATGGTTTTACAATACACAAATACCAATACGTGATAGTTATTTGTGCTAATTCTTCGTATGGATCTCCACCTGGCCAACTATATGGTATATCGTTTTCAGGTTCATTAGCATCACATTCTTCAGCTTCTTGCTTTGCCTTTTCTGTTTGATAATATTGAAACTTAAAAAGTGTTCCACCCGTTTTTGGATCTATTGCTAAAAATTGATTTAAAGCCGCTTCAGGATCAGAAGCATCTGGACTAATACTACTTACAGCTGGTGGTATTTTAGACCATTTATTTTCGTATTCATTTTTTACATACTTAAGATCAACATAAGACGTGTCTTTATCCCACCATATAATTTTATAATTATCAATAATTACATTAGTTTCTTCTCCGTTTGCAACATTATTAGTAGCATATGTGTAAAACGTTTTTTGAGCATCTCCATCATATGTAAAAAATGTTACTACATTATCAGTTAATATTTTAGGCCTTTTACTTTCAACTATTTCTGTTTTAGGTTGACCGTCGTCACCAATAGACTCATATGTACCTTTTTCTCTATTATAAGAAACCTGTATTTTATATGGATCTAATGAACATAATTCTTCTTCACTAGAGCTTGGTTTTGGCATCGGCGTTGCCGCCTTTCTACCCCTAGACACCCTTTTATATAAATCTAGTTCAATATATGTATAAATAACATCACCTCTCCAATCTTTTTCTATAACTTCATATGCCGGAAAAACAGTGTCCATAGCCTCTTTAACTACCCTAGAAACACCGTCTACTATAATTTCCCAATTGTATCCTGCGTTTTGAATATCGTTTATAACACCGTTTCTAACATTAGGATATGGCCATCTTTGTCTCAAGCTATAATTTGCACTAGCAATTTCATACTCTGTTAAATCTTTATAGTTTTGTTTACCCAAACTAGTAGCCCATCTAAGATACTTAAATTGATTATCTTTATTACTTATAGTATCAAATTTCTGTAGAATTCTATTTGCAAATATAGCTATAATATCATCATTTGATTCGTTACCATCTAAACAATGAAACTCAAAAAACTTAAACTTAAGTAAACCATATTTAGGATCGTTTTTATGATCTTCAATAAATTTATTAAATTTCTTAATTCTTTTCTTTTCTTCTTCTACTGGATCTGGTGGTTCGACTGGTTCTGGACAAAGTAAATCTGCATAGTCTGGATGTGACTCTTTACCCATTGAAATAATATTACCATCTGCATCCTTTTGATCCATTAAGGGTAAATCACCCTCTTTTAACATCCTCTCAAATACTAGGCCATACCCGTTTTTTAAAAACTCTTCGGCTGCTGGATTATTAATGTGAAATGCACCAACCGGAGTTTGAGC